ACTTTTGGAAAGTGTCGTAACCAGTAGAAGAAAAGTCTAACAACTTCAATACAGTGTCAAACTCTTCTCTGATTTTCTTCTTGATGTTGTCGGGTTGATCGACTTCATCAGTAACACATTCAACAACTTTTTGGTCTGGCGATATAGTTACCGCCTCATTTACGATGTCGTCTATTGCTTGAGCAACTTCTGGTTGCTGTAACATCGATCTATATTTTTGTACAAGTTCTGCTTCTGATCTTGCACTTCCGTTAAGGTCAAGGTAACTGCTTGCCGCAGTACCAGTTGCCGCAATATCAATAGACCCTTCTTCGGCACCAGGTTGAATAAAAGATGGAATATTGTCCGTCTTTTTATCTTCCTTGCGTTTTATCTCAAACCCAAATAGTTCAGCCATAGTTTATCCTCTAATCTTCAGGGAGAGTTTATTCTCTCCCCTAAATTATCGTTATCAATTAAGCGTTAGTTCCGCCATCACCAGTAGAGCCGCCAGAGACGTTCCACCAATCATATGCGAAAGTTACTTCAAATGTTTCAATTTCATCAGTTGTGCCCCAATCCATAGTGATCTCACCAATGTTAGTTGGGAACAAACCATTAAAGTTATAAGTCCTTAATGGCGCACCAGTTTTAGAATACTGAGTAATCTGTGCTTGGTTCTTATAATCAACACCAGAAGTTACGTTACCTTCGTGAGAATTGATTGATGCCATCCACGCTTCCATAGCGTTACGAATCAAGAAGTCTTCATCGTTGATAACCGTAACTGTCCACTCTCCAAATACTCTGTCGCCAGCAATTTTAACCTTACGACCAAAGTATGGAACTTCAATTGTTCCAAGTTCAGAAGTTGGAATCTGAGCCGCCTGCACCATAAACGGAGTCTTTAGATCACCTGCTCCATCAATAGGATTAGTGATCGCTACTTGGAATAGTGATGCTTTTGCTCCACCGAAGGTCAGTTGGCTTTTGATTTCATTTATATTGAAAGCCATTTTTTATTTCTCCTTTCTTTTAATATATTTATTAAGCCGAACCAACGACTTCGCTGAACTCTACACCTGTTCTCACCGCTACGAAGTTCAACTGAATGAAGTTGATAGATCGTGCCGGCTTAACATAAATGTCTCCAACAAAGCTATTTGTATCGATAACCTGACCAGTGTTGTTAGAGTCGTCACATACAACTTTAAAGTCATAAATGCCTCGTCTACCCTGTACATCTCTCAAGAATGGTTCAACTAAGTTCACGAACTGCGCTCTTGTAAACTCATCGTTAAACTCAAATAGAGATGCTTTAGCCGCTCTAGCGATTGTCTTCTCAAGAACAATGAACAATCTACGAACATTGATTCGATCAAATGCGCTTGCTTTACCCTGAAAAGTCTTATCGCCAAAGAGTATTGTACCTTGCCCTGGTTGTGTGATTACTGGGTTAACACCATTTTTGTATAGTAAGTCTCTCTGGGCTTGATTAGGATTAACATTAAGTTTAACAACATTCTTAACATTACCTCTATTAATGCCAGCAGGCGAAAACCACGGATCTCTTAGATCATCTGTTCTAGCACAAAGTCCTGCAATATCACCATTTAGTGGGATATACTTATATACATCATTGTACTTGTCGTATTGATACTTATATCCACTATCAACAACAGCATATGAACTTCTAGTCACAAAGCTAGAAAACTGCTCTACGATATCAGTAGCACTAGTTAAGGATTGAGGTGGAGATACGAACGCAACACAATCTCTACGAGTTTCTGCTACATTGTCAATGATGTAGTTAGCTAATTCGTAACCACTTGCTCCATTTGGTCGACCTTGTAGAACAAAAGAGATGTCTACTTCACTAGCGTCAGAGAATAAATCATATCCCTGTGCCAAACTACCTAAAAGAGTAGTCTTAGTTTCGTCATCACCATCAAGACCACCAGTTAATGCATAACCAGATGATTGAGTACCAAGATTGGTGAACTTACTAATGTTACCTGTCTGAAGTTTAATCCAGTTTGAGTTATTTTCAAAAACGTCTGTGATAAAGTTTGTAGAACCGTCTACCTTTTTAGCGGTAGGTGAAGTTGACAAATCTTCATATGACTCAATGATAGCACCTGCAGTACCTGTAACACTACCATCTAAATCTTTAACCAAAACATGATAGTTACCTACAGTAGGTTGAGCATCAAACTTATCTGAGTCACCCCACTTTATGTTGAATAATGGCTCGGCGGTTGGTAGAGTCACTCCAGTAAATCTATTTTCTAGTGTGAAGTCAAGACCAAACTCGGTAAATGGAGCAAAAGATGATGTAAATGAACCTGCATTAGAAACTGCTGTCAATGCAAGAGCAGTACCTGCAACCGCATTTGCATATGTAGATGCTAGTTTAAATGCCGTAGTACCATGAACACTTGGAGTCGTGCCTGTACTTGGATTACATGGAATTGCGAACAAAATTTGACCATCTGCTAACGCTGTTCCGCCAGCACTGATAGGATTTGCATCTCCAGATTGGAATTGAATCGGAGTACCGGCAGTTAATCCTGTGTCTGCTGTTGTTACAATCGCATCAATAGTTTCGTTTACACCACTAGTAGTAATTTTCTTAATAGTCTTGCCGGTAAATGATCCTGCCGTTGCTGTAAAGTTTGTACCATCAGTGTTTAGAACCTGATAGGTATTAGTACCCACCGTGCCAACTTTAAGTACGATACCATTAGTATCATCATATGATGTAATAGAGCCAGTATCACCACTATCTATAGCACCTTCTACGAGAATGAAATCATTCTGAAGAACGCCTGGGGTGCCGGCGGTTGTTGTGAACGAAACAACACTATCAGCAATTGCAATTGTTAATGGTACAGCGTCTGAAATTGCATTGCCGATAACTGGAGCAGAATCTGGATTAAATGGAAGTGCTGTTCCTGCACTACCACTTTCACCAATAGTAACAGTTTTAACTACTAATTCTTGTTCAACATTAGGTAATTTAATTCTATCGCCCGCTTTTAGTTTATCACGATGCGCTGAACTGCTAATTTCGTCAATACTACCGCCTGTGGCACTAGTTAAAGTTAAGTTTGCGGCAGCGTTCATTTGAACACCAGTGAATCCTGTATTATCGTCTGTGCCTAAACACCAAGAAACTTCTACAGAGTTACCAAGTTCGCCTTTATACTTACCTTCAAATAGTACGTTTCCACTATCTTCTATTTTTGCACTAAGAGCATTGTTCTCAACACGAACAACATAAAGAGCATCGCTATAACCTAGAAAGTTAGCCGCTGTTGTGTATGTTTCTGCATTTGTCCAAGTATTGGTAAAACTGTCTGTTACAGCGGCGCCGCCTGTAGCGTCTGCTGTATATCTTGTGTTTGGTAGTCCGAAAACATCAGTTAGCTGATTTTCAGATGTGATTAGTGTTCTTTCATTGACTGGACCCCAACGGAATACACCTGCAATTGCACCTTCGGTTGTTCCCACAGCCGCTGTTGCATTTGTCAAGTCTATTTCACTGAAGTTAACGCCTGGACTTAGTTGAAAAGCCATTGTTTGTTTCTCCTTGTTTATTCTAAGTTATAAACTTTTAATTATTGTGAGTTTATAAGCTATATTTATAATAATTTAGTTTTAGAGCAGCCAGCTATCATCATCGTCAGATGCCATAGTAGGAACGCTTTCTTGTTCATGATCATAGCTATTAAATCCTATGGGAAGTAGGCTTTCAATCATCGCATTTTCATTTCTTTGTTTTAGTTTATCTACTGTATTTATATCTGTAATTTCTTTGAAGAATGCTTGATCTGACATCCATCCAAAGAGTACTAATCCCATAACTAAGTCATCATGTCTACCAGATTCTGCTTGATAAGTTCCGCCCTTTCTAGAAAAAGTCGAGAACTCGTTTACAGTATCAAAATCATTAATAATGATCTGATCTTGCTCAATCAGCATCTTGATCATGTTACAACCAACTGCTTTAACCGATTTTGTTGTTCTTA